GCTTCAGTCTGGATGACATCCCGGACTTCAGTACAGCTGTTTCCGCTTTCTGCACGTAACGTTAGCGCGTGCAGAAAACCGGAATTGCTGGCGGAATGAGCAAACGGACGGCGACGTAGTGAATCTCACTGCCTGTTTGCGCTATACTGCGCGCCGCTGTCCTCTTAGTTAAATGGATGTGCATACCTAACCAAAAAAAACCTTAAAAATCATAAAATTAAAATTGATAAACCCAATAAAAAGTACACATATATGTACGCACAAATATCTCAGAGAAAATCTTATAGTTGACAGGTACTTTCCCAACATCACTTCTTGCCAAACTTCTATTTTATAAGGCATTTTTTACAGACCTGCTTAACCTTTGCATTGAGGTGACACCTTTTTCAATTACTATAAATCTTGCACCAGTGCAAGCCTCAGGCTATAGTGAACTTGTATGCTTTCTACAGCATTCTTATAGAGTTCATTAAGTTAACCATATTAGGAGTAAGCATGATTATGAAATTTCGATTCTCAGACGAGCATCCGGATTTCTAAATTAAGCTTTTAGGTCCGGACAAAAAGAAAGGGCGAATCTCGCCCTTTCTTCAATTAAGATACTGGTAAAATGGATAAAAACTCGTATTTTTCTTTAATCAAACACCCTACGGTTGAAGTGCTTCTTAATTTTGGTTTTCTAGTATTGATAATACTAGCCGGCGCTATTTTAGGAAGTAATCTTAGGCGAGGTAAAATTTCTATTACAGAAGAAGATAAAAATCTAAAAATACTAAGTTCTCATTCAATAGGGATTGGCTCCGCATTCATATGCCTGCCATTCATTGCATCATTTTTGCATCTAAACTATGAATCTATCCTGCTACCTTTAGGTGATAAATCACCTTCGGTTTTTATTGAACAAATTTTTATGTTGATTTCTCTTGCTGGCATTGCTTCTTACCTTGGATATGGGTTACTTGATAATATTGCAAATAAGGTTCTTCAAAGTGAAGTGAAAGTGCTTAACGAAGAAAGTAAAGAAACCAAACATGACATTGATTCATTACAGCGTGAAAATAAAGAACTGAAACAACGCGATATTGAATTAAGAATTGACCTTCTTTATATCAAAGCTAAAGATGCTGTTGAAGCAGCTCAGCGATATAGTCAACAAAAACCGATCACTGATGAAGCCAAGCTTGCATCTCAAAAGAAATATCATGATGCCATCTCTTTTATCAATGAAGGCTTGAAGTTGATTGATAAGAAATCAAATTATAAGCTTTATGATAAATTCCTAGTACTTAAAGCCTTCGTACTAAAACGTATCAATGACGTACAGGGAGCTCTTAAAATAATTAAAGAGCTAGTAAAGAATGACAATAGCAACCCGGTACTACTCTATAACCTAGCTTGTTACACGCTAATTTGTAAGGAGTATATTGATATCAAGGAAATCAAAGAGTTAGTTACGAGAGCACTAACAGTTCCCACTAAAGATAAAACTCACCAAACGTTACAGAAAAAGTTAATTGAAAAAGTTTTATCTAAACTTGATGATGACATTAAAGACTTATTCAATGATGATGAAATAAACCATATTAGAACACTCATTAAGCCCTGAAAACCGTAAGCTTTATGCGCGGCTCTTTTAAACTAAAAGCAGCATTAAAAGCTGCTTTTAAAAATATAATTCCTTTCATTCTAAATAATTGGTCTATACGGTTCGTACACAGTTAATATTTCAGCAGTTACCTTACCTATAATGATAATCCCATCCAGCCCTACTCCATCAATCGTCTCACCCTCTGAAGTGATGATGCCTGTACGAAAGAGTCTTCCAAGTTGCGGGTACTCGCCTATCTGGAATGCGACCTTGTCGCCCGGCGCTGGCTTCAGAGATTTGTCCGCCAGCACGAACCCGTCAGGCGTCTCAATCAGGATCATGTTGTTGCGGTGAGGCATCAGTACATCGTTCAGGTCGATGCGCCGCTCTATGTAATCTGAAGCTGGTGATGGAAACCCCATAGCTACCTCACATATCCCATGTTGCGTAACGACCAGGTCTTATTCTCGGTCTCTTCAGTAACCAGCTCGAAGAAGAAATTCTGGTAACGCCTAATCCACCGGTTGCACTCTGCCAGCGTCCACACGTGATTCAGGTCATCCAGCCGCTTCTGGAATGCCGCGGTGGTGACAATCTGCCGTCCCCGGCCGTCCTTCGTTATCGCTCCAGTGAATGCCGCGTGTATGTCACTCTCTCTCGCCATGATAAATCCCCTCCGATAAACACTGTATGGATAAACAGTAATATCAATCGATAGGTTTGATCAAGGCGTGCTGGTACACAGATTTGTAAAGGGTTTGAGGCGAAAGGGATTTTTGGTTGGCGCTTGCGATTGTGAGTGACTAATCTCAAATCACCCATCCCGCAGCCTGCTGAGACTGGCGCGGTACATGTCTGCCCCGTCGCCGGGGCTTTTTTTGATCACTCTTCAGGCTTGCTAAATTTGATTTGTAACCGACAACCCCTTGCTACGCATAAAATATTTGCGCGCTTTTTCTGAAGGTCTTTCGATAACAATGTGAGCAATGATCCCAACGATAAATGCCGACAGGATTAAAACAAAGAAATTTACAAAGCCTGAGTTTTCCATCGGAATGGCTCTCATAATGTAGTTATACAGGTATATTGAAAAAGAGCACCTGCCTATGAAGGCTAAGAATCTGATAACGACATTATCAACTTTTGCTCTGACTCCCATTACAGAAAAATAAGCCAGCACCAGAGAGAACAGGCAAGAGAAAATAATTTCATAAATTCTGGCCTTGTTATCATAAACGCCAAACTTAGAGGAAAGCATGATAAACATGGAAATAGATATTACCCAAACTATCCCAAATCGCGATAGCATGCTGTAAATCAAATCCCTGTGCATATAACTGAGAACGCCAGCCACGAACAGGCACAGGTAGGCTGGCAGTCCAAAAGTAAGGATCGTGTTGTCAGAGCTTACGGAGATGGTAATAGCCATCACTAGCGACAGCAGGAGAGTCAAAGCCTTTCCCGTCATCGATGACAGTAAGGCGAAAATGAACGGGAGGAGGATATAGAACTGCATCTCAGCGGCAAGGGTCCAGTACACCCCCGATATTGAATACATAGTTTGCTGGAAGAAATTATGAATAAATAACAGGTGAGTCAGTATATCGAAAGGAGCTACTGGCTTAACGACAACGTCGTATTGCGTGATAATAAAATACCAGAAAGCTATGGATGCATAATATGACGGAGCAATCCTCAGGAATCGGTTAATTACGTAGCGAGCATACACTCTACCACTAAAACCATCAGAGAACTTCCTTTCAGTTGACGCACCCATGCAGAAGCCAGAGATAACAAAAAACATTCCGACTCCAACCCATCCGTTTCCAAAGATATTTCCTAATGAAAATCCATCCTTGTCCATTCCAGGGCCCCCAAAGGTGGCCCCGAGATGGAAAAGCGTAACCAGAATTATTGAGAGTGCCCGAAAGCAATCGATCGCGTTATTTCTCATTTGAATATGCATGATAGTTTTTTGTTACGCAAAACTACCATAACATTAGCGGAACTTACAAAAGAGTTATGCGGGTTTCTGAGGCCAGGTAATTGCTTTCGCGTTTTCGATATCAACACGGCTCAGTAGCACACGGTACTTCTTCCATAACGGCAGGTCTGTTGTTTCTTCTTCCGTAGCCATTTCCAGATCAACGGCATCCTGGAGTACTGCAATTTGCTGTGTAGCCTCACTCATCAACTGATTTTTGTTGATTTGATTGACAGCCATTTCCTCTTGTCTCTGCTTCTCGATCTGCTCTTCCGTTAGAGGTGGGGCGGTAAATTTCCCTTTAGCGTACGCGAAACCAATTGAGACGTTATCGCTGCCTTCTATTTTTACCGCACTGACACCATCTTCAAACTCCATTTCTGCTCCATCCCAAAGGATGAGGTTTACCACCTTGCCTTCTTTTACAAGTGCATAGCCTGCCATTATGAATACTCCTCAATATAAACAATGCCATTTTGCCCTGCTGACTCACCACCACCACCGCTAGCGGCTTGGTTGCCACCGCCGCCAGCCCCATATGCTCCAGCGGCACTACCATCTGAACCCGTACTACTGCGACGACCTCCCCCCCAATAAGAAGCACCACCATCGCCAGAACCGCCGCCCGCGTTACTCGCTACTGCACCGTCGCTTCCTTGGCCGCCCTGAATATTGATGTCTCCGCCAGTAGCTAATCCACCTGCGGCTCCTGCGTTTGCTGTTCCGTGGACTCCTCCAGCAGCTGAACACTCTGATCCAAATGAGCTTCCACCACCTGTTGTTGCCGTAGAGCTACCCATGCCCACAGTTACTGCATATGAAGCCTGAGATAACGTAACAAGCTTAATTGCTGTGGCCCCAGCGCCACCACCACCTCCACGTGGATTCGATGTGCTAAGGCTACCTCCGCCTGCCCCTCCTGCTGCCGTGACATAAACGCGGGCCTTCTTTGCTCCAACGGTAGGAACATAAGTGCCGCTTGATGTAAATACTTTCACCCCGATTAAGCGTCCAGCACCAAAAAGGGATTTGATAGCTGCTGCAAGCTGATTGTTTTTTGATTTATCCAGAGCGATACCGGCGCTCTCGATAACGGCTGCGATCTCTTCCTGTACTGAATCAAAGAAATCGGCATCAAGCGCTGTAGGCAGTTCGCCGGTCTGTGGATTGCCACCAGTAAAGCCATTTTTACCCGCGCCAAATTTATCCACCTGTGCGGTAGATGTGTCGATACGATGCATGTTTACTCCGGATATCTGAAAATTACGTAGGTATGAGAGGGAGCGAGCTTTTCCAGTACGCACTCTGCGACGGTATCTCCCCAGATGCGCAGGCTGTCTGTGCAGTTACTGATTGCCGTCATCGGCGTTATCTGTGTGGCCACTGGCATATTGACCTGCCAGTAGTAACGCCAGTCGTCGCTATAAAGAGAGTCTGTACAGTCAGAGAGGCAGGTGAACTGGCTCTTGTTGTAACGGGTAATAGTCACCCCGGTATAGCCAAGCGCTTCAAGCTGCCCGAGATAAAAAGCCTCGTTGATACCGCCAGGCAGATTCAGTTTTGCATCCAAACGCTGGCGACGCTGCTGAAGTGTCTGAACGCCAGCAGGGGCGCAACTGTCGGGAAGCCCACTTATCTCTTCATAACGGTCAATCAACTCCGTTACCGATCGGGGGTCGATTTCCAGCATAAGTGCGTCGCCGCGACCGTGAACTGCTGCCAGTGAAGGTGCAAATCCCGTCAGCAGCAGATCGTCTGCATCCCACGCAGGGCCGCGCGGAAGTAGCGCACCAAGCATCTGCCGGTACTGAGCTGTCATGTCCATGAAATAGTCCCTACTACGCCGACCTCACCTTTTGCAATCAACACATCGGCTGCCGGACTGACCAGCGTGTGGCTGTATTCACCCGTTGCGATACTGATTGCCTCACTGATGCGTGAAGGTTTAAGCACACCTTCTGGCACGCCATCGCGCAGCATCATTGATCGCAACTCAGCCTCAACGGCATATCGCACTTCCGGAGCATCGGGGTTAAGCCGTATATGAAAATCCACGACATGGGGCGTCGCAGCAAACACATAAATGTCAGCCCCGGCCACCGGTGCGCGCGGTTCAATATAAGACTGCACAGCTGCTACTGTTGCAGCGTCAGGGATGGGATTCACCAGGTCGCTGTTGGCAACCATGACCCCGACCGTTCCCCGTCCGCTCCAGTGCCGGTATGTCCAGGCACGCGTTACGCCAGCCACTTCCTTAGCCCAGACTTCATAATCTCCGTCAGCACCGCCCTGTGGAGTCCAGTACCATCTCTCGATGACACGCGCCCGCCACACTTCAATATCTTCGATATCTGCGCCACCCTGAATACTGTCCGCCTCGCCGGCTGAAGGCAGGCCGGTAACTGGGCTGACAAGTCGCATGGCCAGCCCGTCATCGGTGTTGCCAGCTTTCCCTGCCGTATCACAGATAACAGGAACGCGCAGGACACCGCCTGCCGATTCGGCTTTTGCTGATGTGGTGAAGGAAGTCAGATCGTCACGCTGAATAGTCACGCCTGCAGGAATGGGGATGCCGTCCGTTGCAACGTCCCATCTCGCAAACCCTGTTGCAAACGTGGCCGCCTTGCGCGGGCATCGCTTCATGTTGGCGTGACGCGTCAGCCAGTCCTCATCCGCAAGGTCTGGCAGAAGGTTGCGCGCAAGATAGTCGATGTAACCATATACGGTATGCACCGCCGCCGCCTGCACACGTCCGTAAACTTCGGCGTCGGTACGTCGCAATGCTGCCAGCGTAGTATCGGCTGCCAGGCGGGTAAGGATATCGTTGCGGACGGTGGTGATTAACTGAGGGAGTGTCGGACGGGTAAATCCACTGTCAGCCATTAAGTTCACTCCATAAATCATCAAAGGAAAAGGCCGTGCGGTTGCCGTCTTTCTGGCTGATAACCACTGAGGCGCTTAGCGTATTAATGCCGGTTCGCTCGGCCTTCACATCCACCCGCACCGCCACTCCGTCATCCACCAGCCACTGAAGCGCCTGGCTGATATATTCGCGGGCTTTCAATGGTGTTTTATTGGTGAGCGTCTGGCGACTAAGGAGATAGAGACGCGAGCCGATACGGTCGTTCTGGACGGTCGGGAAGCTGTCGCCCCACCATCCGTTATCCTGCTCAGGGTTGTCGTCAGGCTCGGCCTTTCGCCAGGAGAACAGGGAGATAATCACGGCGCGGGTGAGTGGGTCAGGCGGCCACGTTACGTCACGCTGAATGCCGTTGATGACAATAATCATGACGCCTCCATTTTCTGCGTTGTCGCGTCAGTAGTGCCGCCGCCATCGCCGTTCTCTTCATGCGTATGCCCGTTGTAGGTCACTCGCATTGCTGACATCGCCAGGCCGCCTGAGTCGCACCTATCTTTAATTTCACCAGTGGACTCGATGTCCATTTCGAATCGTGCCTTTGGCGCATTGGTAAAAGTAATTGGCTTTCCCGCGCCATTGACGATAATCCCTGCCCGGGTCAGCGTGACTGACTGCCCCTGATCGTCATACACCGCCACCTCACCGGACTTAAGATCTTTAATGCGGAAGCGACGGTCAGAGACGACCAGCACCACACCGTGAGATCGGTCACCGTCAAAGTAGGCGGCCACGGCCTCTGCACCGGTAAGCGGCGCGGCGGTAAAGCCATAAGGCTCCATGTGTTCTATATCGCTTTTCCCCTCGCCCCCGGCCATTTCAACCTGAAGCATCTGGCACTTTGTAGCCGTGTTCAATCCGCGAACCACGGCGCGGGCCAGAAGGTTTGACAGCGCACGTCCCATACCTGAAATCGGGTTAGCCATCAGAAATCATCCTCTTCTTTCTTTTTCTTACGCTTGCCGGGCTTGGCCGGTTCGGGAAGGTAGGCATCCGGCGGCCCGACCCGGATTTCTGTAACGGTTCCGTTTTCATCCTGCTGGTAGGTCACCTCAGCAATGACCATCTGGCGATTATTGAAGCCGAGAATGGGATCGAAGACGATAACCTGCAGGTTAGGCAGCCAAAGTGAGCCGTCACCCTGTCGCCAGCCCTGCACGGTGTAGGTCACCTCATCGGTGCGTGCTGCACGCTGGCGCATCTCAAACTCCGCGCGTGCGCTACAGGTTGCCGTGGTGGCGTTGCCGGTCTGGCGGATAATCATCGGGCGGTAGCGCTTCAGGCCACCATCAATAGTTTTTGAACGAATGGCCGTAGTTGTGGCCTCGCCAAAGTCGTCGTCGTTACCCTTACGCTGTCCGGACACCTGATAGTCGCTGAAACGGTCCCGAATGCTTTTTTCGGTGTCGCAGGAAAGAATGTTTTCACCCAACACCAGCGCTGTATGCGCCTGCTGGCTGCCGATGCCACCGATAACCAGATTGCCCTGCGCGTTGTCATACGCCAGCGCCTGCTGTAGTCCGAGCATCTTGTTCAGCACGTCCATGACCGTTTCGCCCTGGTCGGCCTGAATGCCCTGAAGCGCACCGGATGCGCCGCCCGCATCCACCACCTTAATGCTGAACGGCTTCGCCAGCTCTGCAGCCACCTGCGCCAGCGAACGACCGGCATATTGTGACGGCGTGGCTGAGCAGTCGATAAGGTCAGCAGTTTTGCTGCGCCCCGAAATGCCCACGCTGATGCTACGTGCGTCATACCGGACCGGCGTCGCCTCAACGTAGCCGGTCAGCACTTTATCGGTGCCTATCAGCACTTCGACGAGGTCACCGTTTTTAATGCGGTTGCTGCGGTTTGCCTGGTCGGTGTCGCCCGGCCAGCTGCGGGTAATCTCAACGGTAAAGTCTCGGGCGATGCGCTCAATACCGGCCGCGATCCGGACCGAAGTCCAGCCGCCCCACTCCTGACCGTTCACCCGTAAAATAACTGTGTTGTTCATCGCACCGGCACCCTCAGTGACTGAACCGGCACGAAGCCGGGATGGCGGATGCCGTTACGCGCGGTAATATCACCAACCCGGGAGGCTGAGTCGTACCAGTCGGCGGCCAGCACAAGAGCGGGCGTCACCTGTGAAGGTGTGCGCTCCGTCATGCGCTCGACCTGCTCAAGGCGTGCAGAGATATCGCGATTAACATCTGTTCGCACGGTGACCAGCGCCTGGTAAAGTCCATCATCTGAAACGCGCTCCATCTCAAGGTCAATGGCCTCATTGAGACTGTCACGCACCTGCGCGAGATCATCCCAGGAAATGACGGTGCTGTTATCAAGAGAGGTGGTTACGCCGGAAGATGCGGAAACGGTGCCTGTCGCTGTGGTATCAGTATCTGAAGCCGCACTGCCAGAATCAGTCCGTATGTTGCTGACGGCAGGATGCGATACCGAGACTGGCTGCTGCGGGTCCTGCTGGCGCGTGACAGTCCGGTTTGCAGGCTGTGGCAGGCTGGTGACCGTTGCGGCCGCCTCGCTGATGGCCGTGGTGCGAACCGCCTGCGCAACATAATTGCGCTGCGTGGTCTGCGCCTGTGCTGTCTTACTGTCGGTTTTCCAGACGCCGCGCGGGGCCAGACCCGAATCAACCGTGACGCCGGTCAGCCCTTTAATCATCGACATCAGGTCCGAAGTGTTACCCGTCAGCCGCGTTCCGGCGCGCCACATGGTCTGCAACCGGTTAACAAAGCTCATGCCGCTCGACGGCGGGCTGAGCAGCACCGATAAATCGCCCTGCATCAGACGTGATGCGGCGCTGATACCAGAATCAACATACTGAAAGGCGCTGGTTACGGTGCTGAACATGTCTGCCGCCTCATCCAGCACGCCGTCCTGCAGGAAGTCCGGCAGGCCATCCATACCAAAGGCACCGAACGCCGATGAAATGGCATCGTCCAGGAATGAAACTGACGAGGTGAGTTTCTGTCCGGTTGCCAGTCCAGCGGTGGGGAAAGATAATTCACCGGACTCAACGAAGCTGAAGCTGACGCGGCACATACGTCCTTCGCTCTGTGAATGGCTGACGCGAACGGCATCATCTACTACCACGGTCATCTCGCCGTAGTAAGGATGAACAAGCGTGCATGACCCCGGCTTTTCAATGGCTTCAATCAGCCGGTTACGCTGCTCAAAGAAATCATCGCCAATCAGATAAGCCTGAACGCTGAAGCGGCGCGTCGCGCGGCCCAAATCTTCCGCCCACGGTTTGTCGCGATTGGGGTACTCATGCACCTGCACGCGACGCCCAAAGGTTGCCTCATCGCTGTCCACCTTAAACGCGATGCCCCGCAGTGAGGCATCCTGCAGATTATCTTTCCAGCTCATGGCTTTCTCCGGGCGAAAAAAAACCCGCCGGAGCGGGTTAATGTTTATTTAAGGTGTATCTGTATCGAATAAGAGTCACCAGTTTTTACGAAAATAGAATCAGCTTTTTGATCATTAGACTCAAACCGCTGAACGCCTTTGAACTTATCCAGCTTATTTTCGAAAATTGTAGAACTGTTGCCCGTCAGGTATTCAAAAGCTTTACTGGCCAGCGCCACGTTAATCTCATTCATCGATTTATCTTCATTTGCGAACAAATGAATGCTTATCTCATCAGGACACGGTGGATCATAAACGGTAACGTAAAGCTGAGGTTCATACTCAGCGTTGCTGTTATCGTCGAACGCCTCTTCATCCGTTTGCTCTTTGCGGAATGAATACTGATGCCTTAGCGTGCCGCCATCTTTGAACACCTGCACTTTCTGAGGTTTTTTCCCGATTGCGTTAATGAAATCCGTCTCATTAAAAGCGGGGTAGCACTCGCTGGCAGATACCCCACTGACAAAAAATAATGCCATTAAAAGCGGGAAAGGACGCATGAAGGCTGCTCCTCAATTTGGATTAGAAAATCGATTATAACCCACATCAAGGTTAAACCACGGCAGAGCGCCACCTACTGGTTCAACGCGCATTCCGGGGGGAGAGTTTTCGAAAGAAACTTTAAGCTCTCCCTTTTGTGATGTTGCATCATCACGCATTAATGGACCGCTCATGCTTTGCGGATTTAATGGAACGTTACCACCCTTTAACTGCTGCTCGTTGTTATACCAGCCGCCAGCCTTCCATCTTTTCTTAAGAGACTCCCAGAATGACTCCGTTCCATCTTTCTGCGTGGTCGCGTCAGATATTTCGTTTAACTTTTCAAACATGTAAAGGGCAACGGCGATTGATACAGTCAGGGCGCTGAGCTTACCTATCTTGCTCAATATAGCGAGCAGTCCACCTGCCTTGGTTGTTGCGGTCGTTAGTGAGCCAATAACCTGAAGCGTAAACGCCCCGGCCATCAATCCACCAATTCCCGTAATGATCCCATTCATACCCCCCAGCGCACCTGCCAGGCCATCTATTTTTGTCCAGATTTTCTCAACTACCGGGCCGAACTTATCCCAATCAGAAATCAACAATCCAATTCCCAACGCAGCAAGTCGAAGGAATAGACCCATAGGTGAGAGCTTCAGGCCTTGCCCCAAAATACCCAGCGCAAAGTTAATTCCCAGCAGCCCCAGCTTCATTCCGACAAAACCGGCTGCGATGCCAAATGCACCACGAATAACCCTCGGGTTTTTGTCAGCAAACTCAGTAAAGCGCTCTGACATCTCACCCAGCCAGCCCACCAGCCTTTTAGCATCACCAGCAAAGGCCCCGCCGATTGCCGCAAGACCATTGACCGCTGTACCGGTCAATGACTCCCAGATATTCGAAAGTGTGCTTAGCTGAGCATTAACGCGCTTATTAAGGTCCGCCTGCTTTCCCATTTTCTCCTGAATCTGGTCATAGCCGGTTTTACCTTTATCAATCAGCGCATTTAGCACCTGTAGTGTTTCGGCGTCATCACCGAATATCTGCTTAATGATGGTGGTTTTTTGTTTTGTTGTTAATGACTGAAGCTTATTCAGTTGCTTGAAAAGATTATCAAGGCCGCCGAACTCTCCCTTGCCATCGGTAAAATCTAACTGAATACCTTTTCGACTTAGCAGCTTGTTGGCTGCCTTCATCTTTTTACCATCAAAGCCAGCCTGGAATACTTTTCGGAGGGCGTTACCGGAAGCCTCCCCCTCCATCCCCATCTGATCCATCATCACCGAAATTGGTGCCAGGGCGCGGGCTGCAGTCAGGCCATCTTTACTGACCATTTTTAAAATGGAGCTGGTCTTAGAAAAGAAAGAGAGCATGTTGGTATCATCGACGCCCAAGTAAAAAGCTTTTTGGATCGTATCAAATAATCCCATCATATCTTCTGAAGCTGTGCCGGTAGCATCCTGCATTTTTGCAGCAAACTCTGCAGCCGCTTCGGGCGTTTTCTTGAGCTGAACTGCCAGATAAGCAGAAGCTTCGCCAACACCACTTAGAATGTTCTGGGCCGGAATACCCTGCCTGACAAGCATCTGCATCATGTTCTGAAAGTCAGCAGTGGTGCCCGGCAGTTTATTGCCGAGGCCTATAGCCAGCTTATTGATCTTTTCGAAGTCCGAACCGACTGCGCCGCTGGCATCCATCATGGCAACCTTTAAGCCAGTGGCAGCGTCTTCCTGTTTGGCAAAAGCAACCAGCGAACCTGTCAGCCCGGCAGCAAGACCGCCTGCCATAGCCATACCACCCTTACCCGCCTCCTCTGCGTCTTTACGGAACCGGCGCAGGTTCTTTTGCATACGGCCAAGTGCAGGTGAAAGCCTGTCAACGCCAGTGATAAGCGCCTTCAGTTCAAATTCAGCCATTGGCTTTTCGCTCCCGTTCTATCCGGTTCGCCTGGTTGATAAGTAATTGCAGGCTTTTTAAGTCCTCGCTCAGGACTTCCAGAGGATTTATGCGCCAGTAACTGGCGCAATCGAAGTACAGATTAAGCAGCTCTTTAGCTGTCAGGCCTGAAGGAAAAAACCGGCAACTACCCAGCCAGCAGCATTAAGGTCTGATGGCGACATATCATCAACCGAGCTGGGGGGAATACCGCCCAATTGGCTGATGTATTTAGCCACCACATGAGCCAGCAGCTTTACGGACTCATCCTGATTCATCTGATAGGGATAGCCCAGCTCACGGACATCCTTGCCCGTTGGCTCACGCAGCTCCAGCACATGAAGGGTTTCGCCATGTGCCGTAATAGGTTTTGAAAGTTGCAGTTCACTCACTGATAAAATCCTTCTGAGCCGTGGAATTCGAGGTCTACCGTACCCTCTTCCGCATTGTGGTTAGCTTCACCGAACTGGAACGCTTCGGACAGCACGTAAACCATGCCGTTGGCCAGTTCGGCAGTGATGGTCATCTGGTCTGAATCCATCAGCTTGGTGACAGGAAACGCCTTCGGAACTTTGAAGGTGCCTTTGACGTAAGGCGCACGGTGCGTTTCTTTGTAATCCACGTCACCGGCCAGGCCGATCACGTCATCACGCACTTTGGTGTTCATCGGCACCTCAATGCCGCCGGTCAGCGACAGCTGCTGGCCGTCCACCTTGACATATGCTGTACCCGCAATCTTTGCCATTACGCGGTCTCCTCGCTGTATTGCAGACGGAACTGATTAAGCAGCGCAAAGACGCGCAGCTGGTTGACGTAATCCGGCGGGAACAGGACATCCACACGGGTCGGGTCACTGACGTTGCGCTCTACCACCAGGTGCTGCTTGAAGAGATCGAAGTTCTCCACAATTCCCGCCCGCTCCATGGTGCGATAGCTGGCGCACATCTCACCCTTCAGCACTGCTGGCGTCACAATGGCCTGACCCGGACCGAAGCGCGTACCGTCATTCGCCAGCTTATGGCGCGGGTACTTACTGGTGATGATGCTTTTCAGCTGACGGATAACGTATGCGCTGGTATGCAGCGTTTCACTGTCCAGGTAGCTGTTGTCCGCCACGCCATAGGTGTTTTTCTGATAGGTGGTAATATCGCGCTGAATGCGCAGCACGCCGCTCTCAGCATAGGCCGTGGCAATACCGTGCTTCAGCAGCGACTGTTGCTCAGTCAGGGTAAAGCGGCTGCCTGCCGGTGCCGGTAATGCACCGTTCAGCTCACCGGTCTGAGTCGGTCGGGCCGGGTCATTGCGGATAAATACCGCGTTACGGGCGGTACGCAGCGCGACCAGCTCATCTGCTGCTGTCTGAACAGCAGTCTCATAACCGGCAACGGTAATATGCTGGTTGTTCATGGTGTCGCCGAAGGCCACCAGGTCGGAGAGCGTGCCGATTTTTACCGTGTAGACGTGACCGTAAAGCTGTCGTGCATAGCCCCAGCGCCCGGACGAATCGTTCATTTCCAGCGCCAGCGTTGCCAGCGAGGCGGAATCACTGAACGGCGTGCCGATGAAGTCAAACGGCTCATCGCCCATCGCGGCCACGGTTGCAGTCAGTGACGGTGAACCCGTACCGCCTGCCATCGCGGCAATCACAGCGTTAACCCCGTCAGGCGTGGTTTCGCTCCCCACGGTGCCGTAGTAGTTCAGCGCTAGAGGAATGCTGTTGCCGGTAAGCCCCCTGTGGCGGGCAGTGAGCGTCACCACACCAGCTGCTGCCGCTGCTGTCACGGGCAGGTCTGCATTAGCGTTAATTGCGGCTGCAAGTGTGGCGGCCACTGCTGCAGGGGCATCGCCGGTTACCACAGCGGCCTGAACGCGTACCGCGCCAATATAAAGGCTCAGCGAACCTGAAGCCTGTGCGTTGCCGGTTAGCGTCACGGTCCCTTTGGCGGTCTCGCCATCAGGCTCAGTTACCGCGATAACCCACAGCTCACCAAATGGATCGACGGCACGATAGCGCGCCACCATACGGGCTAACTGGCTGCCACGACCTGCAACCTTACCCGCCAGTGCCGCTGACGGCATGATGGTGAGCTTATTTTTAACGATGGAGCTGTCGGCAGAAGCAAAGCCAATCAGCAGCGATGGGCCGCTATCTTGCGTGGTATTCGCTTCGCTGTTGTCCATCTCCGCCCAGAACAACGGCACGCGGAGGTCTGACGGAATATTGGGGAACGAGACTGACATTATTCACCGCCCTTTTTCTTGGCGTCAGCTGCGGGCTTTTCTTCTTCCGCAATGACTTCTTCGACATCACCATCCGCAATGCGGCGGTGCCAGTAGCTGCTTTCTTCGACGTTCCGGCCTTCTGACGGCAGCAGATCGCCCCGGACAGGGTCAGGGACTGACCGCCCGCGCTTGGGTCTGAGTTGCATGATTTACTCGCTGAGGTTGATTTTGGTGTGGTGCTCAATGATGCCGTCAGGCCCGTTACCCGGATCGATGTAGTCAACGTCGATTTCGACCGTTTTCAGTTCATCCAGGGCGTCAAGATCATCCTGCTGCCGCGTGTCCTCTTCGGTGATTTCCCGCGTCAGCATGAATTCAAACTGGTAGTAGAGTCGTCCCCGGTCCATATCCAGAAGCTGCCCGCCAGAATATGCGACGGGGCCAGCATCTTCATCCGGCTCCCAGCCCAGAAGTGCCTTCCAGATTTCGCGGCGCACATCATGCACGGCGTCATAACCTGCTGCCTGACCGCGCTCGTCGCGCGTATTGTCCAGCACTACGACAACCGCAAAGCCTTCGGTTACGTTCTGCCAGTAGTCAGTCAGGGACTTCTGCTCAGCTGTGACGTCTTCGGTCGGCACCACATACGCCGCCGGCAGCTTCATCTTCCCGGTTTCGGGGATAGACCTGAATTCAGCCGCCCCGGCTACGTTGCAAGCGAACATCGGACATCGCGCCCGGAGAGCGGCGATCACAAGTGATAGCTTCATTTCTTTTTCCTTTCAGGACGCAGGGAGGTACGCAGCGCACGGGTCAGCACATAACGCGTCCACGTTTTGCGCGCCTCCAGCACTTCGGTCATGTAGTTTTTACGCGGGGCAACTCGCCAGCCATTACCGCCGGATTTACCTTTGTGATGGCTCTTTTTGCGCTTAGAACCACGCTTCACGCCGTAGAACAGAAACGCGGGGTAAAAGTCGCCCTCAATGAGTCGGTTACCCTCGCCCCGCTTCTGGTTTGGCGCGATGCGCACCATCAGGCCCGGACGGCTTTTTGATGCGCGGGGAACGTAATAGCCGATTGACCGTGCCAGCCTGCCAGTCCTGAATCCCGGATACTCACCCGGCGCGGAACGACCACGACGCATGACCAGACGCCTGGCATCACGCATGTGAACCTGACCAATCTGTATGAAGGCGCGGCGCATTTTTGCCCGGTTAAAAACGAGGTCTTTGGGCTGCTGAAAATCAACGTGCAGAAGCGGCTTAGCCATACATCTCTCCGTCGCTGTCCACAGCCCTCAACTCTTCGCACTCCAGAAGCAGGTAACGACCGGCTGAGTTGAGATCGCGCAGGCGCTTAACGCGATATACATAACCGCCGTAAACCACCTCAAAATCTGAAGTGATGCCACGTAGATAACGGATGGTCATGTAGTGGGTTATGGTGTCGTCAGCCTGAACGGATTCATGATAGGTGGTAGCACCTACCTGTCGGACCTTCGCCCAGACGTCCTTTTCATTCTGATAGACCGAGTCAGTGCCACCATCATCTGCTGGCTGGTCGATGCGCTGGCGCAGGTGGATGCGCTTATTCAGTTCACCGGGATCGGGCAGCGTGAATACTGCGCTGGTATTTGATGAGCGTCGCTGCATGTTAATACCCCGATACCGGCAGACGCCGTGAGTAGAGCAGGAACTCAAACGCCTGCGGCGTCTCAGTCATTTCCAGTTCTGACACTGAACTGCGATGCTCATACCAGTGACTGACCAGCATCAGGAGTGCAAGCCTGATATCCTCGGTGACTACCATGCCGTCCGTATCAAGCGGTGCAATATCTGCCACCGTTTTATAAAGATTGCGATTGAGGTAAGTCACTGCCTTTGCCTCAGCAGCCAGAGCAAAAAGCTCAAGCAGCCGATCTTCTTCCGTGAAGTCGCTCTCCAGTCGGCACTGCTGTTTAATTTCTTCAAGTGTCAGCAGCATGACAGCGCCTTATTTTTTGGCTTTTTCCTTCGCCTCAGTTGCCGCTTTCGCGCTGGCTTCAGCGTCCGCTTTTTCCTGTGCTTCAGCAGCGGCCTTTGCTTTGGCCTCTTCTTCAGCTTTCGCAAGCGCTTCGGCTTTTTCCTTCGCCTCAGCTGCCGCTTTCTCCGCTGCGCTGTCATCCACCTCACTGGCATAGCCCAGCTTAATAAGCTCGCGACCATGCTGTTCTGTGGTCTCAATGGTATTGCCTTCAGAAACAACAGTGCCGCCGAAGTAGTTCGGTTTAATCAGAAGCAGTTTCATATGTAACTCCCGGAAAGGCGGCCCGGAGGCCGCCGTTGCTGTTACGCAGCTGCAGCAGGTGCGGTGAAGGAACCGTAAACGAACGCTTCAGGACGCTTAACGGCCAGCGCCAGACGTTCCTCACAGCGGATTGAGATCATGTTTTTCTCAAAGTCGTCGGCGTTTTCAGTGGAGATAACCACGTTGGCATCTTCGCGGTCGAAAATCTGCGCACCGGCATTGAATGCGCCGGTCAGGAATTTACCCTGGAACGCAGCCGCTTCGGTCGCGACAACCGGCAGACCCCACAGGGTAGGACCAGTCAGCGCTGCCGGGTTCGCCAGAATGTAACGACCCAGCGAATCCTTAGTGAGCTCGATCTTCGCCCAATCAATGAAGTGCAGAACATGGCCAGACGCCGGGAAGCGCGCCAGCTGCGCCTGCAGCATAGCCAGTCGCAGATCATCAATACCACTTTGATTAGCCACGCTGAAGGCAGCAGCATATGCAGATGCCTGCGGAACGATACCGTTCAGGTGCGTGCCGGTGCCGTCGCCGAACAGAATCTCCTGCTCTTCAACGTACTTCAGCCCGTAGCGCAGTTCGGCGTCAATCGTTGACTGCAGCTGCGGCATATCATCAAGAATCTGCTTGGCGGCTTTGAACAGGTGCGCGATAGTGCGGACCGGCGTGATTTTTTCCGAAAAAGTGATATCGCTGTACGGCTTCTTAGTGTTCTCAGCGACGGTCGCCGCATTATTGGTAAATCCAGTCTGCTGAACCCAATAAATGGTATTGGACTCAGTACGGCCCGGTGCAATCAGGTCTCGGATAAACAGTCGCTGTTTTGGCTGCTGATCGATACCTGGCAGGCGGTCAGGTGCAACGATCTGGCCCGGCACGTTGACCGACAGCAACGCAGCCTTTACCGGAATGCTCAGGCGCTTATTGCCTTCGATGCTGGCTGAAAAAGCTTTCAGCGCTTCGGAGGAAACAACCTGACCCCCAACGGTTTCGATAACGTTTTTCGCATTCGCCAGCGGCATCTGTGCAACATGCTGCTCAAGATCACCCAGCGCCGCCTTCAGCGTTTTTTCAGCTTCACGCATGGCGTTAAGTTCACTCGCCATTTTATCCACTGCCGCTTTTGTCTCAGTTGACAGCGAGCCAGATTTTTTCGCCTCCGTCAGCGCTTCCTCAGCCTTCGCATTAAACTTGCTACTGGCTTCGTTGATGCTGGCAGTAACCTGCTTCAGTACTTCATTTACTTCAGACATTGTTGATCCTTATTTGCCGAACGCGGCCAGCGCGTTTTTAAGTTGTGCAATATTTTCGGGGTTGATTTCGTCGGTAGCGCCCGGCATACCTTCAGGGGTGGCAGCAGCGCCAGGCTTGCCGCCGGTTAATGCTTTAAGAAGTTTTCGACGCTCGGAGCGTGGCGCGTCGGTTTTTGCCAGCATCGCGTCCAGCTTGCGCAGCGCAGCTGCTGGGCTGTCGTCCCCATCAGCAATTTCATCTGCCGCCAGCAGGCGATCTGCAAAACCTTTTTCAACCGCATCGCTGCCGCCGATGTAAGTTTCTGCATCCATCATCGCGTCGATGGTGGCCGCATCCAGACCGGTTCGTGCGCCATAGATATCGTTCATCGCCTTATCAAAAGGCACCATGTCCGCTGCAATCTGCTGCAGGTCGTGACGGTTGCCCATCGCGTACACCCAGCAGTTATGGATCATCAGAAAGGCACCGCGACCGATCTGCACCTCATCACCGGCCATCGCGATAATCGACGCAGCAGAAGCAGCGAGGCCCAGCACCTTGACTGTGACTTTCCCTTCGTACTCACGCAGCAGGTTGTAAATTGCCAGGCCTTCAAACATGTCGCCGCCTGGCGAATTGATATTCACGGTAACGTCAGCACCGCCGATTGAGCGGAGCGCGGCAGCAATGCGGCTGGCGGTGACGCCGTCGCCATACCAGTCAGCGCCAATGACGTCGAACACGGAAATGCTGTTGTCATCACTCTTTGCGGCCTTGATGCTGCCGTTCCAGCGATCCATTGCGGAAGACGGCAGATCGCGATTTTCGCGCGCAAAAGGCCGCCCCTCCGGCGCTGCCGGAAGACTTTTTACTGTCATTGGGGATGCTCCTAAGCCGCCTGTTTAAGCGGTGATTGTTCGAAAGGAATGTCCGGGAAAACGGCGTTGTGAACTTCGCGCAACAGTGTGGCCCTTGCGGCGGTGCTGTTTTTGCGCAGGTCTTCAAGCGGTGTCAGGTTCAGCTGTACGGTATAGATATCACCACCTTCAATCGGCGGCAGATTCTCCAGGCGGCGCACGTCATTACGGGACATCCACCCGTTCTGCAGCGCGGTGGTGTAATAAGCGGAACGTCCGGCGCTGTCGGCACGCAGCAGACCTTCAACGGAGAACTCAGCAAACAGGTCTTCATCACCATTCAGCAGACAGCGTGAAATCTCCTGTTCAATGTTCACCAGCATCGGGCGCAGCGTATTCGTCAGGAACAGCAGATTCATGCCTTCAACGCTCGACGCCCAGCTACTCTGCTTGTCAACGTGACCAACCATAAAGGGCGGCACGCGGAACCAGCGGCAGATTTCCTCAATGCTAAATGATCGTGACTCCAGCATCTGAGCATCTTCAGGGTTAAGGGTGATGCCCTGATAGGACATATCACCCTCAAGCACCATCACCTTGCCCGCGTTTTTTGAACCAACGAACCGGTTAAGGTTTTCGCGGTTTTTCTGTCGCTGCTCTTTTGTCAGCAGATTCTTTGACAGAAAGAAGCCTGATGTCTGAATACCGTTTTCAAAAATTTTTGCGGCTGACTCTTCGACCGCCATCGCTGCGCCAAACACGTCACGCCCGGTGCGCATCGGCATCATTCCGCATACGCCATCCAGACCAAAGCCCCGGATGTGCATCATGTTTTTAACCGGGATGATGCGCTTCACGCCTTTCTCTGTGTAGGTGTACTGCAGTTCGCCGCTGTCCAGCCGCTCCACCTTCATGCACTGAGGGAGAAGCGGCACGAGAGAGACCAGTTTCAGGCCGATCATCTTTTTCTCAACGTAGGCATTACCACGCAGGCAGATGCTGGCAACCACCATCAGCATGAAGCGCGACGGCGTCATTTCGCTGTTCGGGCGACGGCATAGCAACTGATAGGCCGGATGATTAAGCGCCAGCTTGCGGGAGCCGTCAGCTGCTCTTTCATATACCTTCATCGGCAGAGTTGAAACTGACTCACTCAGCAGGCGCACACAGGCCCAGACAGAGGCCAGCGCCAGCGCTTTCTCTGCTGTAACTACCTTTCCGCTGCTGCTTGTGCCGTACCATTCCTGCCAGAACGCAGCATCATTCAGTCCGATTGACTCACCGAGCCAGTTAACAATCGCGCTCTTAATGCGACCCGGCTGTTTTTTTTCCTTCATCAGATACCTACCATGATCGGGTCATCAAAAAAGTCATCAGGATCGCCGCTGTCCACCAGCACCGCATCCTCTGCTGCACCGATTGCCATAGCGGAAGCCACCACGCCGTCGATACGGCCGGTGCTTTTCTTCTTGGCAAATATGCGGTTGTCCTTCTGGTCAGCCTCAAGCACCGCAGAGGCGGCGTTCCAGCGAAGGCAGGGATTAGGACGTATGACAAGCACCCTGTTGTTTAGGTGCTCTTCAAAAAGCTCAATGGATCGCGGCATCCACAGCCCGGACTCCTGCGCCTTATAAAAGCCCTGTCCATGCGGAACAAGGTCAACGCTCACAGACTCGCTTTCGAGTTCGGGCTCCAGATACTTGATGCGGTACTGGTCAAACGCGATGCACTTAATATCGTATCTGGCCGCCAGTTCACCGATACGCACCGCCACAAAACCGTAATTGACCGCCTTACCAGGTGGCGCGTGAATAAAGCCATTACGCAGCCAGGCGTCATAGGGAACGTGGTCAGTTTTGGCACGCTCCAGCAGAGAATCTTTCGGCGTCCAGAACTCAACTAAAAGCTTTTTGGATTTCGGAAAGTAAAGCGCCAGCGCTGTCAGGTCGCGTGAACCGGACAGGTCAAGACCGCCATAGCACTCTTCCCCCGCCAAATCTTCGGGATCAAAGTCCTGCTCGCAGTTCATCCAGGTGTCGCTATCAATCCACGGATCGGATGCCTCAACCCACTGGCAGAAGTTCAGGCGGCGGACGATGCTTTCTTTCGACGGCATGCCGCGCGCCTGCGTCACCTGCTCCCGCAGATATTTATCCGTGAAGGTCTGACCCAACGATGGATTAGCTTTGCCCCAGCATGATTCATCCTTAAACGGGTCATCGCCCTCATCCAGCGAACAGATGAAGCTGAAAAAGCTGTCATCGACCAAATCACCGGCTGCCACCTTGCGACCGTATTCGTGATATTCAAAACAGACGCTGGTTTTATCGTGGCCACTGTTGGTGATAAGGAACATCAGCGCCTGGCGACGACCCTTCGTACCAGCACGCATCATTTCAACAACGGCGTTTGTTTTGTGCTCATGCACTTCGTCAATCAGCGCGCCATGCGGACGCGGGCCTGACTGACCATCATCGGAGCTGATCGGCTTAAAGAAAGAGCCTGTCTGCAGGAACGCAAGGTTCCAGACGTTCAGCCCGGTCCCGGATTTGGTGATGCGCTGTGCCAGTGCGGGCGACTGATCGACCATCGTTACCGCATCGCGGAACAAGATCATCGCCTGGTCTTTTTTCGTAGCAGCCGCGTAGACTTCGGCGCGTGGCTCTTTATCCGCCATCAGCAGGTAAAGACCGACTCCGCCCGCAAGCGGCGACTTTCCGGAACCCTTGCCGGACTCGATGTAGCTCATGCGAAAACGGCGCGTACCGTCCTCCGCCTTCCAGCCAAACAAAGAGCCAACGATGAAACACTGCCACGGTAGCAGGATAAAAGGCTTACCCTCATGCTCACCGCCGTTGAGCTTCAGAACCTGAGCGAAGAAATTAACGACACGCGTTACAGCTTCAACGTCCCAAAACAAGCCACGCTTCGGACCCTCTTCCAAATCCCTTATGTGGCGAGCGCAAGCTGCGCGAATGTCTGGTCCGGCAATTACCGTCCCGCTGGTAACATCCATTGCATACTGCGTCGCCGGATCAACCGAAGAACTGGTTGAGCGGGTCTTCTTCTTTTTCTCCACCATTCACGTTCACCTTTGACCGGGCAGCCGGTGTAAGGCCGAACTCTACCAGGTAGCTTTTGAATCGCCGGTCTGCATCGGCCAGCATTGAAACAGCCGGGTTGGCCTTGATAAGAAATCCGCCTTCGGTCTGAACCGTGTATGTCCTGCCCTCTTCGGCAATAGTGATCCGCAGCTGAAGAATGTCGGCGTAGATATCGCAGAGCCTTTCCAGTGCCAGCACATCGGCAACGGTCAGCACGCCCATCCCGTCAAGAAGAACGGTCAGCTTTCCCCACGCAACCTTTCCCCAATCGGTGAGGTGTGATGGCGGGCTTGGGATTTCTCTCGCAGGTGCAGGTTCTTTGTCGTTAAGTTTTCGCTTGCCCGGATTGCCGGTAACGACCTTAAGGTGGGTCGGCTTTGGTCGTCTTCCGGCCATAAAAACCTCCCAGAAAAAAACTTTTCATTTCGCGGTTGTGCATAAAAAGGGGGGCGGGCGGTCAGGAGGTAGCTACCCGCTGAACTCTGCACCCACCCTCCCCAATAGTGATTGATAATGCTTATCATCTGTACCTATGGGCCACCAGACACCATGATAAATGAGATGCATTATTATTTTCGCCAATGGGATGCGGGATCGAGTGGGAGTCCGTTTTCATCGCACCCAATCACGTGACCACGCTTCTCTTCACGTTGCTTTGTCGAGTCGTGATGCTGCTTGCAAAGGGGTTGCCAGTTGGCATTGTCCCAGAAGAGCTTCTGAGCCTTTGCTATCTCTTCCTGTTTGCCTCCGTTAATCGCTTCCTTCAGCCTATGAGGCTTGATGTGGTCAACAACAGCAGCCGCCACTGCTCTGCCCTGCCGGTGGCACATCGCGCAGAGAGGGTGAGACTTCAGAAATGACAGTCTGGCTTTGTCCCAGCGGCTATTGTAGATGCGTGGCTCGGACATAAGAGTTTCCTGCTGGCTAGATGTGTTCAACCCTCGGCAATGATGAAACCACCAGCCGAGGATTCAGTGTTTTTATGCTGAAAAGTGAACTCAGTGAATGCAGTTTTTAGCACAAAATAAAAAGCCACCCGGAGGTGGCTATAGCTTCATGGCGCATCTGGTAAATACATCCAGTGGATTATCTCGATGCCATGATGTTGAGAGTTGTCTATAAAAACAGGCCCGTCAAAACCAAACCCTGCAGTATAAGATGCCACTCCAACGCCTTTTGCCGTATTAACGATTAGCCAAGATATCTGTTTAGTCGTTTGTGGTTGAGATGTTTTTAATGAATTCCAGCCCATTTGAGTCTCCTATAAAGTGGAGATTCAGATTACCATCATTGAGTCAGGGTGGCATTATCAAGCGATCTAGCTAGTGCGCCTTGTAATGATTACACTGCCAAACTTCTTTTTTTGCTCTCTTTAGGATGGTGGCATGGCTAACGCCATGCTTTTCACCTATCGCCTTAATGGTCAATGAATCAGCATGGCAAGCCGATTCTATGGCCTCCTAATCTAGTGTGGCCATGATTCCCCTAAATTTTTTAGAAAAAATGCCGATATATTTCTTTTAAACCGTAGAAATGGATAAAAGAGAATCTAAAAATGCTTATAGAAAAAGGTCTATGCAATAAGATTTTGATAGCGCTGCTTGCAAACTACCCTGGGTTCATGTCCTCGAAATCATTTGAATCTACGATCCCTCACGAAAGTTACCCTCAGAGGGTTTTTGCAGCGCATTACAAATACCTGGATGAGAAAGGATTAATTGAGACAGAAATCAGTATCCAGGAAAACGCTGACGGAACTCAGTCTCATTTGGTTGTTTGGCACCAAACTCGCATTACTGCTCTGGGCATCGACTTCATTGAGGAAGGCGGATTCACAGAATAATAATTAACATCATCGGGCGCACTGCTTGAGTGCGCCATGTGATTATTACTTCCGGCATAGCTCTGTGATGTATTGCTGCAACCCGGTTATCTGCTTTCCGGCAACTTCGATTCGCTCTCTGAGTGTGAAATAATCCCGCTGAGCGGCGTCAGTAAGTCGGGCGCTGGCTGCATCATCCAAGCTGGAGGTGCCGGTGGTCGATTGCTTCGCACAGGTGGCGTTGAGCTGCAACCGGCGCTTGCCAGTAGCAACATCATCATGCAGCTGATCGATAGTGGCTTTGGCATTTTCTAATTCCTTCGTGTATTTATCATCGAGTGCCGCCACATCACGCTGGCGTGTCTGCATGTCGGTGATGGTGTCATTAGCCAGCTTGAGGTTACTGGATGCGGTGTCACGCTGCGCCTTGTAGTCAATGGCATTGCCTCGGTAATAAAGCGCGAATGATACTGACGTGGCTAGGAGAAGAAGAACCAGCAGGATGAGTGCAGTGAGCACTTTAGCCTTTGAAGTCATCAGCACTCTCCGCCAGGCACATGGTGCGCTCCATATCGCGACGGTTGATCAATCCCCGCCATTTCTGTCCACCAGCGTAAATCCAGCGGCGCAGTTCTTCGCATGCTCCGTCCACATCGCCAGAGTTAAGCCGCTTCAGCAGGGTAGATTTAGAGAATGCGCTGATGCCAACGTTATAGGTGAAGCTGTAAAGCGCGGCGCGCTGATATTCACCTAGTGGAATTTTGACCATCCCATCAACTGCTTTCTTAACTGGTTGCAGGTCATTCCACATCAGGCGATCGCATTCGCGGTCGGTGTACCTCTTGCCTTTGATGATATCGGTGCCGGTATGACCATCGCAGACGGTCCAGACGCCAGCCACATCTTTGTAAGGCTCGTACACCCTGCCCTCCACACCATCCTTTCCGCCGAGGAATACCGTAGCGATAGCCATAGCTCCACCACCCGCGACAGCAATCAGCTTATTGCGCAGGCTGTTTGACATAGCCATGGGTCAATCCTCGTTGATGTCTGGCGCAGTAGGCCAGCGCTGAAGGGCTTTGATTTGTGCCAGGGTAGCCTTGCGTTTGTAATACCAGTTGATGCCGAGCGTGAACAGCGCCACCAGAATACCGGCCAGGACGCCAACAGCACTCCATTCATCGGGACTCAGCCTGGTCAGCAGACCGTTAGCAATTGTCCCGGCAGATGCGCCGTATGCCGCGCCTGATGCCAGTTTGCTCATATCGATACTCATATCACCTCCGTGATTACGGTCGGTGCTGTCGGTAGTCAAAAGAAAATTGCGCAACACCACGGCGTCAAAAGTTTGTGTGTGGAGACTGATTGGTGTGCGCAAAAAGGGGAAAAGCCCACAAAGGTGGGCCTCAAGGTATAGCGTTTTATCAAAGGCGCTTGATGACGCCTTTTGTGAAACGTTATTTACTGGCTCTGAACACCGGCAACAGAAGCACGATGACGCCAGCCACCAGCACACCATCTGCCAGGAATGACATCATTTTCCCGGTGAAGTCTATTGCAACGACCAGAAACAGGAGCACGGCCGCAGCTAACCACCGCAGTTTGAACATCAGAGGTATTGATCCAGTGGCAACTGCAGAGCCTGAGCAATTTTCTTCAGCTGCTTTTCTTCGTCTTCACCGATACCATCCTGATCCGCGATATCCAGACACAAGCAGAGAACGCTAACAGCATCTGGTGTACCAGCGACATCGGCCAGCTCGGTCATTGCCTGAGCATTGGCACTGCGTGGCGACGCATCATATCGAGCGCGAATGTTACTACTCATCTGAGCAATCTCACCTGCGAACGGGGAGAATGCAGGCAGTGCACTGATGGTCTTTTCAAGAATGGCGATCTCTTTTGCATCACAGGTGCCGTCAGAATAAGCGATAGAGTAAGCACCCCAGACCGTAGCTTCGACAGCATCGCGATTCTCCATCTTCTTAACTTCAGCAACTGCTTTACGGGCTTTCTTTTTAAACAGGCCAAACATAGTGACTTTCCTTTTAGCGGGTGAGCCAGCGCTCAGGAGTAGTCAGCCCACAGAGATAGTCACACTGACCATCACTCTGGCTCACCCCTGAAAGGCTCTGTGGTTGAAGTGCGCCGAGCGTGGCGCGGATATAAAAAAAGGCCGCCCTGTGGCGACCCCTTTGTAATTGAAACCCTGACGCTACTGCGGTAAGTACCTTGCCCGTCGGCAACAGGGTTAATTTTTATCCCCTGAAAGGGATAGGCAAAACTCTATCCCCCAAAGGGTATATTTGAAATAAAAAACGCCTCCAGGCTGGTAAGGCCCGAGGCGCTTTGACATCCACATTTGGAACTGACTTTTAGCAGATAAGCTGCACTGCTTGGTAATCGACCTTATCAGATTACTAAGGAAAATGCGGACCGCGTGAGAGGTTTTTTCAATATTTTTTTCGGCGTCAGTTCGTCGTCCATATCCAGCCGCACATCCAGCATTGCCAGACAGCCTTCAATGAACCCCTCAGCCATCTGGATTTCAATTCTCACTATCTTTTCATCGCGCTTGGCCTGCTTCGCAAGGGTGCGCTTTGAGATATTGAAGAAGTAATGCAGCACAATGATCGCGTGCTCATCAGGGCGCTTGGCTTTAAGCTGGGACAGGCAACCCTCAATAATCAATCCGTCTCCATCGCTGCAGGTAAGCGTTAACTTTGAATCCTGCGGCAGCAGCCCTTTAAAACCCGCTGCGATTGCTGAGTAATCAACACCGCTGCTGTCTGATTTAGCCCATCCCGCCCAGCGCTCTAATACCTGTGACATGTCACGCATATTTAATCCTCTCCACACACTTTATTTTTTGTCTGTCCCGATCACGCCGACTGCAATCGCGAAATCGAGGAACCTGAACAGCAGCTCAATCTGACTGCCGTATTTCGCTTCAAACGCTCTCATATCCCGGTGCAGTTCATCGTGATGCGCTCTGCATAGCGGTATCACAAATAAATCATGCGCCTTCGTACCCATTCCCCCCTGTCCGTATCCAATGATGTGATGAGGATCGTCAGCCTGTATGCCGCAACATGCGCACGTCTGCGACTTTACCCATCGTGTGTATTTCTCACTTTCCCAGCGCTTACGCTTGGGGCGCTTCATGAATGATTCTGGTGATTCCGGATCGGCATGGAGGCTGATTATCTTTTTGACGATCTGCGCTGCATCCTGAATAACTTCCCGCGCTGGTCGCACCGGAACAATGCGGGCCTCTTTCAGCTCGCCGCTCTGGATACTTTCTTTCGGCATGCGCAGAACGCGCCGGGCCGGTGCCTCTGGTATCAGGTCAATCACATCATTCAGGGTTGCCCACCAGCACAGTTCCGGCAGGGTCAGCTGGTGGTCACCTGTTAATGCCATCTGGTTACACGCGGCTCTGATTATCCAGAGCGCGGTGTTGCCCTTTGCGATGCTCTCGACCTTGCCAGGGACACCATTTTCCCTGAACTCATTATCGTGGCTGTAGCAAAGAGACACCAGGCCGTTTTCGATTTCTGACACTGTGAATTCATGGTGATGCCATACGTCCAGCTTCTCCCACTGGCAGCAGCCGAAGGACTGGACGAAAGATGCCAGCGCATTCGGTCCACCAGCGGCCTTTATCACGCGCTCGTGACTGAAGAAGGGAATCAGTGATGGCTCATCAAGTAACGGCTGCGTGCCGTCATTCAGCCGCCCTGATGGCAGGTCTTCCATATCCATTGTCGGTGTGCTGATCACCACCCTGCCCTTAAACAGCTTCAACAGGTCTGGTCCTGGCTTCAGCAATACAATCCCGGTGCGAGGTGCTACCTCTGGCGTAAGTAATGCTCTCACAGTCACCTCAATGCACGGTGTCGAGTAGGCGGAGAAGCTCGGCAAATTTTGATTCGAAGAAATGAGGCTGGGTTTCACGCGGATTAGCCGGGCTGGTGATGTTTTTACCGTACATGCAGCCTTTAGCCGTCAGTGACCAAAATAGCTTCACACCATCGGTGCCTGACCGGCTGGCTCTACTTTTATGTTCAACGATCCCCAGCTTCTCAAGCTGACGATAGGCCTGACTGGCATTCATCCGAATACCGTTAGCCTTCAAAAGCGCGCTCAATGACAGAGTTGGACGGCTTGACCCGTCTTTTGCATCAACTGGCGCGTCGATAGCATAGGCAGGCATCATATTCGGGATGCCATAATGCTGTTGAATCTTCTGATATGCACCCAGCTTTGAAGAGTTCGAGAAGTTCAGCATTCGTGACGCTGACTCAAGCAGAATGATACTGGCCTGCACTTCTTCTGGCATTGAAACTACCGGGGGCTTTGATGTCAGGGAATCATACGTGCGAATTACTTTTAAACTGAATTCGGCGCTGATCCACATCGCATATGAGTAGACCAGTTCTTTGCATACGAACGTGCCTTGGTTCATTCCGCCCTTAATTACCGATACAGGAATTCCTGTATCGCTCAGAAGCTGAACGAGTTCATTGGTCTGTTGAAGGTTACGCCACAAGGAAGGTTCATGTCGTCGTTCGCCGCCTGCTGCACGATGAAGATCGTTAAGGCAATAACGGCCAGAGTTGTCCTGACGAACGGAAACCCCATCAATCACTAAAAGCTGATTCATGCTTTCTTCTCCACACACTGTTTTTAACAGGCCCCGCCCCATCATCTGCAAATGAACGGGACCAACCATAGACACCAATGACTGCAATTCATTGGCGAACAAGTCAACTATAACTATTTTTTATGAACGTGTAACCAGGGAATGCTGCTTACAAAGGAGCCTTTCAAGCGAGTAATCTGATCAACATATCAATTGGACCAATACTCTTACATCTAAATCTAAGTGAAAAACCACTTTGACAACATGATTTTTTGATCAACTATCACGTACAATCAGAGTCACAATGTAAAGTCTCAAACATTATAAACACAGTAATCAAACGAGTGAACTCAAATCGAGGAAATGAAAGTGAAAATATACAGGTACCAATCATTCAGCCCTTATTCAGTCAAAGGCTTAATTTATGATGAACTATTTTTTGCTTACCCTAAAGAACTGAATGATCCAATTGATGGAAAGGTAACATTTAGATTTCACAGCAATGAAAACCGCTGGACAAACCTATTAACTCAAGCTTGGGGAACTATACCTGAAGTTCAACTGGCGGCAAAAAACTTGATGAGTCACAGCCAAATCACAATATCTGACCTAATAGATACAAGCCTACTGCCCTACTTTTTGTTTGGCGTGGAAAACAATGTAAATATTTCACCAATACAGAATTATAACAAAACGATCCTTAGTGAAAAGCTATCGTTTTATGTATCACAATGGATAAAAGCTGACACTGCATCTGTATCTTTCTCATACGCAGGTGACAACAATTTAATGTGGTCTCATTATGCAAATAAGCACGAAGGATTTTGTCTTATTTTTAGAGACGATGAAGGTCACCTGAATCAATGCCCAATCAGGAGGCGCGAAAGTGTTTCGAAAACACACTTTTCTCGCGGCATGCAATCACTGGTTCCATTTCGGATGAAGTTCGAAGAGATTGTTTATATTCCACCTTCAGAAAAAGATTACCCCGACGCGTTTTTTCTATTTCCTGAGATGGTTTATGGTGAACCTATCACTGAGCAAGACAGATTAGCTTATTGGGATAAGGTTAGACTCCATCAGGTGACTAAAAATGAAAACTGGTCGTATGAAAAAGAAGCTCGTTTGATTCTTCATTCATCAGAACATGACATCTCTCCTAACCAAAGGCTTTTCTATTATAACTTTGGTCAGCTAGTAGGCGTAATCTTTGGCATGCGCATGGCCAGTTCGAAACGAGAAGAAATCGTAGAAATTTTATCCATGAAATCAGAGCAGAATGCCAGAAGTAATTACAAGCCTAAATGGCTACCTGACATCATACTCCATGAGGCTAGCTTTGATTCTAACAATAAAATGACATTCAGACCTATCGCTGCTATCTCACACGGTAAGATTATTGAAAGGCGCTCGGAGAAATTCAATAACATCTATAAGAACTGGGAAGATGATAAGTGCCTTTACATTGATGAATCAGGTGGGGTGTCAATTCGCAGTTAAATAAAAAATATCAACTTATACATCTTTGACTTGATATATCAGAGCAATAAACTTTTAGATCGGAATATTTTGATGAATACAATTTGATGTAATCGCTTATATAATTTTCCCCATGCAGCGCCTAACGGCGCTGCATTCTATCAAGGATAAATCCACTCTCAGATATAAAAATAAAGTAATCATTTTTAAAATTATTCTGTCTACGGTGTGGTCACTTGACTGACAAACTCACGAACTGCCTTGCGTAGCATCCTATAGTTGGACCAGCAATCCCGGTTTACCTGCCCTACCAGCTTTATGAAATCCTGAGCAGTACACGGATGATCCTGGCGCAAGTCAGTGAGAGTCCCTGTGAACCGGCTCAGCTGCTCTGCCACCAGTTCTGGGTCATCATGCTGCTCTGATAGCCACTTTTTTATCGCCTGTTCGTCCTGGTGCTGCTTGATGAGGCGCACTGCACTGGCAATCGTCTCTGCAGGAACCGTCACACAGGTAGGATTCTCAACTGAGTCTGCCGCCCATGTATGCGCCCACTTAGATTCGCTGTAGGTGTACTCAGCCTTCATTTTGAACGCGGCCTGAACGCATGCCCACACTTCAACACCGCTCTTCTCAAGGATTTCGTGCTTCAGCAATGGCAGGTCATCACCCGCTTCGTTCGCTGGTTCAACGGGTGCCGGTTTTTCACTGACTGATGGCATGACGCCGTAGTGTTCTTTGGCCATCAGGATGATATCCATAAGCTCAGCCGCCTGCAGGTCCGTAGCAAAATCCAGGCTTACCTGTGCGTCCTCATGCAACTCTGCCTCACAGTGTCGGGCAATCAGTTCTGCCAGCTTGCGTGCGTGGGCTGCGCTGAACTGCGGCATAGCATCGGTCTTAGTCAGCTTCTTCTTCCCTGCCGCTTTCGCCTTCTGCATCTGCTCCTGTGCTACTGATGATGCTTTCACACCATGCTCACGCTGCAGGGCTACGGCTGTGGTTGCGGCCACTTCGCCAGACTTCACCATCTCAATCAGAGGTTCGCCAACGGTCAGCAGCTGCAGGTGCTGTTCAACGTCGGTGATCGAACGTTTCACCTTGGCGGCGATCTCGGCTGGCTCTAAGCCCTGGTTAACAAGGCGCTGATAGGCGGCTGCACGTTCCAGCGGCAACAGGGCGCGGCCCTGACTACTGGTGACCATGAACGCCACGCTGTCCGCCTCACTCCCCACGAAGTCTTTGCACTCAAGGCGCAGCGTATATCCCTCTTCCTGAGCCAGCTTCGCACCGTAATAGCGGTGATGGCCATCGATGATCTTAATGCCTTTTTCGGTGACCTTAACAGCCAGCGGAGGCACGTGTTCACCAGCGATAAAGGCGTCGCGGAACTCCTCGACATGAGTCTGATCGATATCACGAATGTTGTAATTAGTTTCGACATACAGCTCATCAACGCCCAGCAGGTAAGTTTTACGGGTGGTGATATCGGTATCGCTATTTTTCTTGTCGTCGTAAATGCGCGCTAATGTGCTCATGCTGTGGTCAGCTCCCATGTCAGGACAATAATCAGGGCGGCAATCATCACCGCTGCGGTGCGGATGGCCTGGTAGAAAATCTCATTGCGTTGGTAGTGGCTCTTCAGGTGCGCTTTCATTGGCGACCCTCACTCAGGAAGCTTTCGCCAATACGGCCTGTATCAAGCCCGCCATAGCTGCCACAGTTAAGCGAGCCTCTTGCGGCACAGCGGTAGCAGTTCTCTTTGGCTTCATTGCGGGATGCATCGAACCGGGCCACCAGCATCGCTTCACGCCAGACCTGTGCAGCACGCAGCCAGAACCCTTTGGTCTCCAGTTCGGTAGCCTGCTTCGCCAGCTGGCGATGCTTTTCGCTCTCTTCTGGCACCGGCGCGGTGTTGATCGAATAACTCCAGTCGCTGGCACGCTTGAGAGTCCCTCTGGTGAAAAGTGGTTTGATAAAGCGCTTCACTGAAGTCTCATGCAGGCCGGTAAGCTTGCAGAGTTCGCGCACCTTCAGCGGACCATTGCGGGTAATCAGTTCAAGAATTTTTGATTCGTGGTTAATCATCGCTCTATCCCCTTATGCGCCGCGAAAGCCGTGAGGCACTGAGCTGTCAGGCTGCGGAATGACAGTGATATCCCGCTGCATGTTGCGCTTCAGAGCATTCCATTCAGAGCGCGGCGGGCGACCGGCCTTATCCCATTTGGTAGCAGACTGCAGATAGCCAGGCAGGTTGCCGGGGATGAACAGGGTTTTGGGGCGCATGTACTGGTATTCCTCAGTGCCTTCCCAGTGGGCGTGTTTGTAATCCACCACAAGGCAAAGCTCTTCCACCGTAAATCCATCTTTCAGCCGGGATTTGATGTGACCCATCGACGACTGCGCCTCTGTGTGCTTAGCGCCAGTAACTTTGTTCAGGTGGCGTAAGACTTCCCGAGAACGATGAAGGGTTGACCACTCACCGTCGGGTTGCGTCGCAACCTGACAAGAAGGGGTTGTTGTAATCTCTGTAGTATTCTCTGTTGTATTCTCTGTAAGATGAGGGCAATTTGCCCCGATGGATGAGGGCATGTTGCCCTTATCGATTGGTGCAGGCTGCTCTAATCGATTGGTGCAACTTGCACCCTTCGATGAGGGCAAATTGCCCTCATCGGTCAACAGTGGGTTTGCGTGGTTAATTGCGTAATAATTAGTCCGATCATGCTGAGATTTTTTCAGCTGCTCGACAAAAATCAAATTGTGCTTTTTGAGAGAGGTCAGAGCGCGTTTAACCGTGTCAGACGACCAGAACGGGAACTGATTAGTCCACTCTTCGATAGTGTTATAAACCCAGCGTTTGCCGTCATATTCGACGCCGGATGTAGTGTCTTCCAGCCAATAGCAAATCTGCTGCAGCACAATCGCCTCATTAAGGCCAATACGCTGCGCAAGCTCTGGGCTGATCACCAGTGGCTTAACTTTCAGAAGTAGGCTCATGAGCTAATTTGACCTCTCTGAAATACTGCTTGAACCGTTCGAGAGAGCTGAAGCACTCGCCATGTTCGTAGTTGTCACGCAGATAGATAACCCTGTCGTTCTCTGGCTCCCAGCGAATGACCCGCACAGGGATGCCGCGCTTGTCGCGGAAGATTCGGTCGAGATCTCGCATTTGGTCGCCTTCATTCGCTGGTTAGCATTGCCCACAGCCCAGTCAACAAAGCTGTGGTTAACTTCTTCGCTGACGCCTGGTACATTGAGCACATACCGCAGCGGCTCACTGCTGAGACGTCCACCAGCTGAAGGAAGGCAACGGAATTGCGGTAACCCTGATAATCTGATTAAATTGATCACGCGATTAGTTCTCCACACACGTTGATTTAGTCGCATCGAACGCCGCGGGCTGCAATCCTGCGGCGTTCACCTTTTCTGGCGGGCAAAACACGCGATACAGCAGCGTCAGATGCTCCTGCCACTTAGCCATAACCTGATAGCTGTTCTCTTCAATCTGCTCACGCTCCGACGCATCAATCACGCCATCGGCGGTTGCTTTACGAATGTAGGCAGAGTGCTTGCCAATCCACTCAACTGACTCCATCAGTCGCTGATTGATATCCGCGTTATCAACATCCTCAATGTCCACCAGCGGAACGTTGACGCTGTTTGACTGGCGGGATACGGCGTTAGCGATGTACTTGGTGCCGCTTGCCTGTTGCAGGACTATCGCCCAGCCCATTGGGAAAATCTGATCGCCATTGGTACGAAGACGGTTGAACAATGCATCTTCAGTCACGCCCAACCATTCAGCTGCTTCTGCATACCCGCCCGGTAGACTTGAAATAGTCTTCTTGATTGCTGCCACCAGCCATGCCGGTTGTTTCTCTACTTGCCAATGCTTTTGATCCACGGTAGTCCTCTGCTTTCTGTGGTTATCTTTACGAAGCGTTTGAAGTAGGCTTGTCGTAAAGGGACGGTTGGAATTTGAGCTTGCCTTTAGTGCGGAAGGCAGCTTCGGCGGCACGGCCTTTTGGAATTAAACCGCCCGGACGCTTTCGCCACTGATAAAAGGCTTCTGGTGAAACATTGAAAAAGGCTGCCGCCTTGTTTGGCGTACCGAAAAACTTCTCTAAATCACTGGTAGTCATAATGGCCTCCCCTAAGAATTCTTAGATAGTATTTTCTAAATTAACTTTGGTCAATAAAAACTAAGATAACTTAGTTACTTTTCATTTAGGGGATTTACTGTGAGCTCTCTTGGGGGGCGCGTTAGGGCGCTACGCATGGAAAAAAGGCTGACGCAGGGTCAGCTCGGTAAGGCAGTAGGCGTTTCGGACGTGACCGTAGGCTATTGGGAGCGCGATCAGAACACACCCGGAGGTTTGAAGCTTTCTAAGTTAGCTTCTGCGTTAGGTGTAAGCGAAACGTATTTATTGTACGGTAAGGAAGATGAATCAAACATTGCGCCAGCGCCTATCGGCAGCATGAAGGTTCCAGTAATAAGCTATGTGCAAGCTGGAGTCTGGAGCCCTGAATGTGATGCGCGCAATTTAGAAGGGAATATTGATTACGTGTTTAGCACTGGTAACTTCTCACAGGGAACGTTTGCCTTAAAGATCAAGGGCAAGTCGATGGAGCCAGATTTTGTTGAAGGTGACCTTATCCTTATCGATCCAGAACTTAGCCCTCAGCCAGGCGATTATGTTGTGGCTAAAAATGGCGAAGACGAAGCGACCTTTAAAAAGTACCGAGCCAGAGGTGTAACTGAAGACGGCAAGGAAATTTATGAGCTTGTTCCTCTGAATGAAGACTTTGCTGTACGCAGTTCAGCCAAAGAAAAATTTAATATCATTGGCGTTCTCGTCGAACATCGTCGCCTTATGAGGCGTTAAACATATAAAAAAACTTGGAGCCTAAATTTATTTAGGCTTTTTTCTTGACCTCAAATCTAAGTTATCTTAGATTAATTGCAGATTACTTAGCCGCGCTTGCAGGCGCCGTTTTTAAAAGTGTGTGGAGAGGCAATGAAAATGATCAAGAACATGTCGAACACAACGGTCAGGGACCTGATTACCTTTTTGAGGCTCTTTCCAGATGCTGATGTTGTCTGTTGTGGTGATGCCGGTGTGGTGAGTGTGCAGTGTGATGTTGAAAACGTGGTTCGCGGACCAGCGTTTTAAGAGTACGGAATTGCTGTGTTGGCGGTTACTCATGAGGGTTTGTTTAACCGCCCTTTTTCACAACGGCAAGAGCATTGCTAGAGCTGGAGCATGACAGCTATCAGGAATGGGCGTCGGAACCTAATGGCCTGAAAGCTGTAAGTTAAGCAATGCTCTTCCCGTTGTGGTGAATGCGGCCAGCGCGCGCGGAAGACTGACAAAGATTGCACACAGTCTAAGAGTTTCCGCTCTGGTGTTTGTCAGTCTGACCAGAGCACCGGGAGGCACCCGGCACCGCAGCAACCTTTCAAGTGTGTGGAGTAATCGGGCTGTGGGTTATTGCAGTAACCCACCAGCCAAATTAAACGAATCCCAAAAGTTTTTTATTGCCATCACTGGCAAGGGATTCATGCAACCAAAAATCGTGTGTGGAGAAATTGTATGGTCTGGATTTGCACCAATAGTCGCAAAAGCTTCAACTTCATTGACCCGGAACCAGAGCAAATCTGTATTGAAGATATTGCCTGCGCCCTGTCGAACATCTGCCGTTTCACTGGTCATCTGGACGAATTCTACAGCGTGGCTCAACACTCTGTACTTTGCAGCACAGTGGTGCCTCAGAAGTATGCATTTGAGGCGCTGATGCACGATGCCGCTGAGGCTTATTGCAATGATATTGCAGCCCCACTGAAATCGATTTTGCCCGATTATAAAGCTGTTGAGGCTCGTATTGATCTGGCTGTTCGGCATCGGTTCAACATCCCTGTGCGTATGTCTGAATGCGTGAAGCATGCTGATCTGGTTCTTCTGGCTACCGAACGCCGTGATTTCGACATGGACGATGGTACGGTCTGGCCGATCCTCGAAAATATTGAGCCAGCGCATTTCCTTATCACCCCGCTAAACCCGCGTCAGGCAAGAGTGCTTTTCATCACCCGATTTAATGAGCTTTGGGAGCAGCACAATGCAAAAGCCTGATGATCATATCACCGTAGGCATCATCACCCTGCCCTACAGCCATATCCTGAACGGCTGGATTTTGCCTGACGGCTCTGTAGTCACCAATCCAATTAAGGCGCAGAACGAAGCAGAGCGTCTTAACAGCACCATCACCATTCACTGAGGGCGATGACATGCATCATTTCAAATCGAATAAAGAAGTCGTCGCTGCCGGCCACCAGTTCGCTAAGAACATCGGGATGGATACTCCTCTTATCGAAATGGCAAAGATGGTGACTGAGCTGTCGTCGCGTCTCGACGTTGCCACCGTTCGCGCCAATCTGATGGTTTCAGAAGTTCTGCGTATCAACAGCGTGCTTCCTGACACTATTTCAGCCCTACAGGCTGCAGGCGCAGACCTGACGCTGATAGATGACCTGAATGCAGCACTTGCTACGCCAGCCTGTGACCAGTGGATTCGAACACTGCGCGGTGAAGCACTCGGTGAGGCACGTCGGGCTGTAGCAACTATGGGTAATCAACAGCTGCCAGGCAGCACACAAGCGATCAACATCCTTTCCCAAATGGAAATGGATTTGCTGCGCACGCGCACGGCAACGCTGAAGGTGGTCTCATGAAAAAGGTCGCCCAATTTCGCCGCAGCAATGGCCCTAATGCCGGTTTCAGCGAAAAGCTGGCCTGGCAGTTATCAAAAGGCCCGGCAACGGGTCGGGAGCTGGCGCAGAAACTCGGTATGACCCTTAGTGAGTTCAACCGTTTGGTCCTTCACATCATGCGCCGCGGTGGTGAAACACTTCAGGTTGAGGCATCCAATCAGGTCTGTCTCGGTGGAGGATCAATTGACCGCACTTACACCCTGGTCAGAAATCCGCGCCGGGTTGCTCCCCCGCCATGTAAACCAATGGTTATCAACTACAGCAACGACCGTTCTGAAGAGGCTATTAAGCGCCATCGTGAAGCAGCTGCACGCCGTGCTCGTCTGATTGCCAGCGGGCTGTATCTGGAATGCATGGGTTAAGGAGAAGATTCAATGAGCATTAAGCCCTTAAAAGTTAAACGCGACCAATATGGCTATTGGTCTCATCCAGATTATCTGACGTTCTGTGATGGTCGTGAATTTATCCCTACCGCTGAGTTTGATCAGTGGATGTCCGAGCATGATTTGCAGTGGAAGGTTGAGTACCGTGATGAAGACATGATCGACCCCACTGTAGATGGTTGCGATATCTCTGACTGGCAACCTGAAAGCCCTGAAGGTGAAGGCTGGTTCGTTGGCTCCATCCATGACACTGAGGATGGTGCGGTTTGTATTTGGCTCCGCGCCGGTAAGGATTGTGAGTGATGACAAAGAACATCAAGTATTTGACACGCAAAAACTTATCACCTGAATTTCCTTCAATAGCGACTATTGAGGCTGTTGAAGTAGTGAAAGAAACAGCTAAAAGTTGGCTGATCATTGCTGGTAGAACTCGGCACGCAAGCTATCACCCAAAAGACCGTTACTGCCTCTTTGATACGGCTGACGAGGCTAGAAGCTATATGAAATCGTTAGCCGAAAAAAATATAGCCGAGTTGAAGGATAGCGTATCAGCTTGGCTGGATGTGATGAGCGGCGCAAAAGTGGAGGGATGGGTCAATGAGTGAACGTCCAATCCTCTTTAACGCCGAAATGGTTCGTGCAGTTCTCGACGGCAGAAAGGTGCAGACGCGCCGGGTTATGAAGGTGCAGCCACACGCCGGAGTGCGCAATTCTCCATTCGTTAAATCTGGCATTGAAGACGGGCATGGTAAGGAGTTGATTTGCCCGTTCGGAGAAGTTGGTGATCGCCTGTGGGTGCGTGAGACGTGGGCTGAAGCTGGCGGAAACGCGCCTGAACTGCAACTTTACCGCGCCAGTTATCCGGCGCACGTGCCATCACATTACGAGAACGTACCGCCTCCTGAGAGTATCCGTTGGCGTCCATCAATCCACATGCCGCGCTGGGCTTCCCGCATAACGCTGGAGATTACCGGCGTTCGTGTGGAGCGGTTGCAAAGTATCAGTGAGGAGGATGCAAAAGCTGAGGGCGTAAAAACGGAATGTAGCGTTATGGGTGATAAGCACTTCCTTGGTTTTCGCAGCCTGTGGAAATCCATCTGCGGCGATGACATCTGGCAGGCTAACCCGTGGGTGTGGGTCGTTGAGTTTAAGCGCGCGGAGGGCCAATGAATGAGCTGGCTCTTTTCGCAGGCGCTGGCGGAGGAATACTCGGAGGGCACCTCCTTGGCTGGCGCACAGTTTGCGCCGTTGAGCGTGATGCCTACGCCGCACAAGTTCTGGCGCAACGACAAAATGATAGAGCACTACGCCCTTTCCCGATTTGGTCTGACGTGTGCAGTTTTGACGGAACAGCATGGCAGGGAATTGTTGATGTCGTTTCTGGCGGGTTTCCCTGCCAGGACATTTCAGGTGCCGGCAAGGGAGCAGGAATTGAAGGCGAACGCTCAGGGCTTTGGCTTGAAATGGCGAGAATCATCAGTGAGGTTCGACCTAAATACGTGTTCCTGGAGAACTCACCACTGCTTGTGGGAAGAGGACTTGCAGTGGTACTCGGTGACCTTGCCAAAATGGGGTTTGATGCAGAATGGTGTTGTTTATCAGCATCAGACCTCGGAGCGTCCCATCAGCGTGACCGTATCTGGCTTGTCGCCTACCCCTCGGGCCAGCATGGGGTCTCACGGGGTGGCATGGTGCAGGGCAAGAACTGGCGATCACAGGCACAACCTGGAGGACTGGTTAGCCCACCAGCACATTCAAAATGGCGGGGAGGAAACGCCTGGTCTGAATGTGAACCCAAATTATGCAGAGTGGCTGATGAAGTGGCCTGCGGGGTGGACAGACTTAAAGCCCTTGGAAATGGACAGGTTCCGCGAGTGGCAGCAGGAGCATTCAGCATTCTCAGTGACAAAGGGGATAGCTGATGCCTAAGTCCCCCGCCGAACGCAAAGCAGCGCAGCGTGCCAGACAGGCCGCTGCCGGTGGTAAAAAGCTGGAGCTGGCTCTAGATAGTCAGGAACTGGAGATGCTGGCGCAGAACTGCGCCGCACGCCGCCCCGGTCGTGAACCGTATGAGCTGAACGAGTATATCGCGTTGCTCATCCGCAAAGATGCCGCTGAGCTAGCGCAGCAACTTGAGGCGCTGAGCCACCAGCGGTGCGGGAAATGCAAAGAGCAGCTGCCGGTGCAGTCATGCCCTTGCCAGGGTGAAGCAGCGTGCTGGGCCACCAGCGGCTGGCACAAACTTAAATTGAATATCGATACGCCGTGACCTGTCACGGCTAAACAAACCTGATGCAGCGGGAATGTGTGGAGAAGAATATGCACCACGACTTTATGAGTGAAAAAGAAGTTATGGATCAGATTGGTAAAGCGAGAACGGCACTCTGGCGGCTGCGTAAGCAGCATGGCTTTCCTGCGCCAGTGCTAACGCACCCGGCGCGGTATAGCCGCAGAGCGGTGGAGAAATGGATTTGTGATGGGGGGATTAACCGAGCTGTTTAACGTGCCAAAATATTTTATCTGCGTACAGCTCATATGCCTTTCTTTGATCTTCCAGCCAGTCATGTTTGTTGTACACAGCCATGACACCACCAAGTTCATGCCCCAGCATTTTCTCAGTGACATGGGGCATGATCCCTTCGCTTGATAAGTTAGTCACCAAAGAACGGCGGAAGTCGTGGGTGCGCCATTCAGGTATATCAATACTCTCTCTCAGTTTCCGCATGTACAGATTTGAAGAAGAGCGGTCGATGGCTTTATCCAACTCCTGCCCAGGAAACAAAATCTTATTCCCATTATTGAGAAGACGCTCAACCATAGGCTTCATTTGTTCAAAGATCGGACGCCTGATGATGTTCCCCATCTTTGAATGTTCCGATGGGGTAGTCCATATCCAATCAGTGGTATTAAATTCTTCAGCATTTGCAAGGCGAAGCTCAGACAAGCGAGCCCCCCACAGCAACAGCATCTGATGCAGTAACCTGTTTGATGTAACGACCTTGCTGTTCTCAAGCGCCAGCCATACTTTAGCGAGCTCGCTGTAGGTCAGAACGCGATCACCAACGTCCGGTTTCTTGCCAATATTTTTGACACTCAGTTTAGTGATCTCACATGAAGGTATCAGCTGCCGGCTGATGCACCAGTGAATGACTGATCGGAGTTGGAGCAACAGAACGCGGGCTTTCTTCTTATTCAGCTTTTCCTGTTTATCAAAGAACTGGACCCAGGCTGATACAGGGATGTTGGCAACAGGCACATCTTCAAATTCGTTGTACATGGTGTTGTACACAACAGATTTGTACAGCACCTGTGTGTTGTGCTTGAGGTCTTTAACGTACTTTTCCCACCAGTTATCGAGGCACTCTTTCAGTGTCAGCTCACCAGTGCTTCCGGCAAAATAGGTTTTTGGGTTAACCCCCTTCGTGTACAATCCACGCATCTCGCCTACGGCAATGCGGGCATCTTTCAGCGATGTTGAAGGGTAGCGACCGACAGTGAGACGCACAGGTTTTCCATTCCAGCGGTAGCGGTGCTGAAATGTAATCGTGCCAGATGGAGTGATGCGAACGCTCAGGCCGTCACCATCGGTGAGTTCCGCTGGTCCGTTGTAAGCTTTGCCATTGATGCTTCTTAATTTGGTGTCACTCAGCGCCACAATGATTTCCTGTACACAATCCCTAAAGGCATTCTGTACTCAATGTGTACTCAATGGCAAGTGAACGAAGCGATGTTCAAGGCGAAGTCAGGGGAACCACGCGAAACAAATTAGAATGCAAAGCTTGTAAAAAACTGAGGTTTTACGATAGGATGCGAACCGTCGGAACAACTTCAAAACTTCCGAGAACAACGTCCTCTTAGTTAAATGGATATAACGAGCCCCTCCTAAGGGCTAGTTGCAGGTTCGATTCCTGCAGGGGACACCAGGCCTGCCCTGTACTTAAACCCGCCCTATCAATTAAAACTCTTAATAATCAATATCAAGCCATTACTGACGGCTATCCCCCTTTGCCCTTTTTCTTCTCAGAATCAATAATCATTTGCCGGCCCTGGCTATGTTCTTTAGGCAAATCCATCAACACCAGTGAATGAGTTGTGATTATGACCTGCCAGGTCTGGGTTATTAGCTGGATACCTGTGCTTTAAATATCTTTTTTATTTTAATGAATCCTGTTTTATTTCTGCATAACGGGCAATCAGTTGCTTCAGATGCATC